CTATGACAGGATATACTCTGAGTAGAAGGCTAATAGCCTAGTACTATAGTATAACCCCCCGAAGCACACTTCATTATAGCATCATATGTCCAATCCGTCAATTACTAAGTGCGTAAAAAAACAAACAATAAGGTATTGACCTAACCCCCTATATAGTGGTAGAATGTAAGGGTAGGTCTAAAAAGGACTTATACTAATGAACTTATACTATATAAGGGCGGCGATACGGGAACGTACAGGCCAAACCCTGACTTTCGAGAAGATACGAAGACTACTTCTGGAAGAGGGATTGATATCTCAAAAAGAACTAGAACAGAACCCCATGTCTAAAAAGTTTGAGGGTTATGGTCGATACTTCCATACGGAAGAATGTTCAGTAGATATCCCCCCTAATCCTGAGATTTATGTCCCTGAACTTCTAGATGATAGCTTTGACGAATAACGAATTTTTTATATTGGAGAGTTTTATGCCTCAAGGTAAGGGTACATATGGGTCTAAAGTAGGCCGTCCTCCTAAGAAAAAGAAACCAGCAATGATGCACGGCGGTATGGCTGCTAAAAAAGCCAAACCAAAGATGATGTATGGTGGTATGGCTAAAAAGAAGAAGTAATGTTCTTAGGCGTTATTCTCTACTGTTTTATACCAACAGATGCATTTAGTTGCAGTATGATGGCTAGGACAGGTGGTTTGTTTCATACCAGAGAGCAATGCCAGATTACAGTTACTCAAGAGATGATTGTCCTAGGTGAACGCATTAAAGCCCTAACAAGGGCTAAGTGTTTTGAAGTAGGACAGTCAGCTTAATTAAAGGTTTTCTTTCGGGGGGGAGAAATGCTTGTAGAGACACTGGCTGTAGTTTCAGCCGCTAATGCCGCTATTGGTCAGGTAAAGACGCTAATAGGGCATGGCAGAGAGATAGGTTCGATGGGAAAGCAGTTGGGAGCAATCCTGACTGCCGAAGAGACCCTAAAGGCTCAGGGTGAACGCAAGCAGGGTTCTATCTTTGCGAAGGCAATGGGTAAGGACACTAACAGCTTTGAAGAGTTCTTAGAGCTTGATAAGTTACGAGAGGCTAGAAAAGAAATTGAGTCCCACATGAGGCTCTACGGAAGACCCGGATTGTATGATGCTTGGGTAGATTTTCAAAGACAAGAACGCATACGTAAACGGGAAATAGCTGAAGAACAAGAAGCGGCGAGAGTCTTTCTAATAGAGATAGCACAGTGGGTAGTCGTAGGTGTAATTTTAATAGGTGCATCCGCTGGCTTAATTTATTGGGCCTATCAATATAGATAATAATACTAGGGTACACAATGGCTGGTAAGACTAAAGCAGAAAAGATAGCCGCTGGTAAGAAACGTCATGGTTTTACCAGTGTTAATAAGCCACGTAGGGGTGGGCCAAAGAAGTTTGAAGTATTGGCAGTAGAGGGAGATACCGTAAAGTATATTACGTTTGGTGACCCTAATATGGAAATAAGACGAGATAATCCCGCCGCACGTAGATCATTTCGCGCAAGACATAAGTGCGACACGGCTAAAAGTAAATTAACGGCCCGTTACTGGTCATGCAAGAAGTGGTAATAAAATATGTCCCTTGTAGAGAATATAAACAAACGCAAGAAAGCGGGTACTTCCCGTCCTAAATCTAAATCGACAATCTCCAGTAAGTCATATTCAAATATGAAGGCTGGTTGGCCTAAAAAGAAAAAGGCCAAGAAAAAAGCATGACCGATGAAAGGTTGACTAGAATTGAGGATAAGTTGGACAAACTATCCAATGCCGTAGTTACGTTAGCACGTATGGAAGAGCGCATGATTACATTATTTAAGCGTATGGATCATTATGATGATGAGCAAAAAATGATGTGGAAACGATTACAACAGTTAGATCAAATAACTCACTCTAGAGGACATACTCTGAGATTTATGGAACGTGTTTGGTGGATAGTTCTGACGGCGGCGGTAGGCTCCTGTTTTGTATATTTAAGGACAATGGCATGACTGAACCAGAAAAAGTATTAACCGAAAAGCAAAAAGTCTTTTTAGAAGCCTTAATGTCGGAAGAGTGCAGAGGTAATTTACGCAGAGCTATGGATGCCGCTGGGTACGCTAAAGAGACCAGCATATCATCTGTTGTATCGTCCCTTAAGGATGAGATTAATGACAAAGCCTCTATGACCCTTGCTATGAACGCTCCTATGGCGGCATGGGGAATGGTAGATGTTCTGAATGATCCCAGTGCTATGGGTGCTAGAAATACAGTCTCAGCGGCTAGAGAGATACTAGACCGTACCGGACTGATTAAGAAAGAACAGGTAGAAGTTAAAAATACAGGCGGTGCAATGTTTATACTACCACCGAAAAGCGAAGATTGACTATTTGGTTAAACCGTACAAGACCTAACAAGACCGCTAAGATGCCTTATGCTTATGTGGCGTCTGATGATGATCCTCTGGTACTGGTTCCTGATACTGAAAAGGCTACTCTTGTAGAAGAGGCCTTAGACTTTCTTGAGGAAGGTCACTCTAGTAGAAAGACTGCTGAGTGGCTTGCTTCTAAAACAGGTGATAAAATAAGTCACCAAGGACTAATACATATATGGAAGTCGCGGCGAGGTAAGGACAGCGATAACCCATCCAAACGCTTGAAGGCTATGGCTAAGGCCAATCGGAAGAATAAGCCTAAGACAGCCGCTGATAAGAAATTAAGTGTAGCCAAACGTAAACAGTCAGATGCCAAAAGAAGGCTAACCTTAGCCAAGAAGCATTTAGAAGAGCTACAACCCGCACAGGAACTAGACACTGCTAAGTTAGACTTCTCTGTTATAGAGAGTGAAAAACAAAAGACTGAGGTAGTCTTTGCTCCTAACGAGGGGCCACAGACTGAGTTCTTGGCGGCATCTGAAAGAGAAGTTCTATATGGGGGCGCGGCTGGTGGAGGTAAATCATTTGGTCTTCTTGCTGACCCAATGCGCTATTTTAATAATCCTAATTTTAATGGGCTAATACTGAGGAGAACTAATGACGAACTTAGGGAGCTTATTTGGAAAAGCCAAGAGCTTTATCCTAAAGCCTTTCAGGGTGCTAAGTGGGCTGAGAAAAAGTCTCAGTGGACGTTTCCTTCAGGTGCGAAGCTTTGGCTTACGTATCTGGAAAGGGATCAAGACGTTTTACGTTACCAAGGTCAAGCGTTCTCCTATGTAGCCTTCGATGAGTTGACGCAATACCCCACAGCCTTCGCGTTCAATTATATGCGCTCAAGGCTTCGTACAACAGACCCAACACTGCCTATCTACATTAGGGCCACTACCAATCCGGGGGGAAGTGGACATGGATGGGTTAAAAAGATGTTTATTGATCCGGCCCCAGCAAACACCAAGTTTGTGGCTAAGGACTTAGATACAGGAGAAGACTTAGTTTATCCTGATGGACATGAGAAAGAGGGCGAACCTTTATTCTACAGAAGGTTCATTCCAGCAAGTCTAAAAGACAACCCCTACTTAATGGAAGGGGGCCAGTATGAAGCTAACCTATTATCTCTACCAGAGATGCAGAGGAGACAGCTATTAGAGGGTGATTGGGCAGTAGCAGATGGTGCGGCATTCTCTGAGTTTAGAACCTCTATTCACGTTATAGAGCCTTACGAGATACCTTCTGATTGGATACGGTTTAGATCATGTGACTACGGCTATTCTTCTTATAGTGCGGTACACTGGTTTGCGATAGACCCTAGTTATGGGACACTAATTAATTACAGGGAATTATACCTCAGTAAGCATACAGGAAGAGACTTAGCCAAGGCAGTTATGGAAGCAGAAGGCTCTGAAAGAATGCAGTATGGAGTGTTGGACAGTTCTTGTTGGCACAATCGGGGGCAGATCGGCCCTTCCATTGCAGAGGAAATGATTAGCATGGGCTGTAGATGGAGACCTAGTGACCGTACAAACGGTGCTAGAGTTGCCGGAAAGAACAGGTTCCATGAGGTTTTAAAGGTAGATGAGGACACAGGACTGTCTGGAATACAATTCTTTAACACCTGTAGACAGATAATAGCGGATTTACCAGTAATTCCTAGTGATCCCCGTGGATCGGACGATATAGACCCTCGCTATGCCTCTGACCACGCCTACGACAGCGTAAGATATGCTGTAATGAGTAGGCCGAAAGCGTTTAGCCCATTTGATATGGGTTCTGGCGTACCACAACAAGTCTGGAAACCCTCAGACGCAACATTTGGATACTAAATATGGCATTAATGGATAAACCTACTCCAGAAGACACAAACGAAACGGATCAGACTGTTGCCCTTGACGAAGAGGGTAACGTAGAAGAAGAAAATATATCCTATTCTGGCGCAGTATCTTTTGTTACTTCACAATTTGGACGGGCAAAAGACGCTAGATTTTCAGATGAAGAGCGTTGGCTAGACTCCTATCGTAATTACAGGGGTATTTATTCTAATGAAGTGCAATTTACCGACACTGAGAAGTCTAAAGCCTTTATTAAGGTAACTAAGACCAAAGTACTTGCGGCATATGCTCAGATTGTGGACGTTTTGTTCGCTGGATCAAAGTTTCCGCTGGGTGTAGAGCCTAGTAAGTTCCCAAATAACGTAGCAGACAACATTTCTTTTAATCCTAACGCTCTGACTAAAGATAAAGTCAAAGAACAGGCTAATGTTGACTACGAAATGCCCCAATCTATCGTTAGACCTAATATTGCTAAGGATTTAGGGGTATATAAAGATAAATTAGATGCCATAGAGGAAGATTTAGAGCTAGGGGCTGGTAAAGTTCCGGGTTCTATTACCTTTGAACCAGCAAAACGTGCCGCCCAGAAGATGGAAGCGAAGATGCACGACCAGTTGGACGAAACAGATGCCCCAAAACACCTCAGATCGGTGTCTTTTGAGACAGTTTTGTTCGGAACAGGGGTTATGAAGGGGCCGTTTGCACAGGACAAAGAGTACCCCAGATGGGACGAAAATGGCAATTATGACCCCTTATTTGAGACAATTCCGCGTCTAGAGTACGTTTCTTGCTGGGATTTCTACCCTGATCCTGACGCTAGGAATATGACCGAAGCAGAATTTACAATACAACGCCATAGATTAAACCGCACACAATTACGTAGCCTTAAGAAGCGTCCTCACTTTAGAGAGGAAAGCATTGAGTTGGCTGTGGAAAGTGGCGCTGACTATCAGAGAGAGTACTGGGAAGATACCCTAGAAGATGATGGCAACCTTGGCGGAATGGATCGCTTTGAGGTTTTGGAATATTGGGGTGTGCTAGATACAGAGCTTGCAGAAGAAGCCGATATAGAAATACCTAAAGAGCTTGAAGATAAAGACGAAGTGCAAGTAAACATCTGGGTATGTAATGGTCAAATACTGAGACTAGTTCTTAATCCATTTACCCCTGTACGCATTCCTTACTTGTCTGTGCCGTATGAGCTTAACCCGTACTCATTCTTTGGTATAGGTGTGGCTGAGAATATGACAGACACCCAGCTTCTAATGAATGGCTTCATGCGTATGTCGGTGGACAATGCCGCTTTGTCTGGTAACCTATTGATAGAAGTGGATGAAACCAATTTAGTACCCGGACAGGATATGTCAGTGTACCCCGGAAAAGTCTTCCGTAGACAGGCTGGCGCACCCGGACAGGCCATCTTCGGAACCAAGTTTCCTAACGTCAGCCAAGAGCTATTAATGATGTTTGACAAGAGCCGTCAGCTTGCTGATGAGGCCACAGGTATCCCTTCCTATACGCACGGTTCAGGAGCCGTAGGTGGAGTAGGGCGAACCGCTAGTGGTATGTCGATGTTGATGGGAGCCGCCGCACAAAATATTAAGGCAGTAGTTCGCAACATAGATGACTACCTGTTAGCCCCACTAGGCCGTAGTTTGTTTGCATTCAATATGCAGTTTAATTTTGACAAAGAGTTTATTGGTGACCTAGCTGTTAAGGCACGGGGTACTGAAAGCCTGATGCGTAATGAGGTACGTAGCCAAAGACTGCTACAGTTTATGCAAATGACTGCAAATCCTCAGATGGCTCCTTTTGTAAAATATGATTATATATTGAGGGAGTTAGCCGCCTCTATGGACTTGGACGAAGATAAAATCTTGAACGATCCTAGAGAAGCCGCAATCCAACAAAAGATGATGGCTGAAATACAGGCTCTTATGCCTCAGCCACCAGCACCACCAGAAGGCCAAGCGCCAGAAGGTGGGCCACCCTCAGTACAAGACCCAACAGGTAATGGGAACGGCAACATAGCCGCCGGACAAGCACCTGAGCCGGACGCACAGGGCTTCACAGGTAGCGGTGGCGGAGCTAACGGTGGTAATGCACCACAGCCTCAGCAACCACCCCAAGGGCCAGTTCAGTGAGTGATCTAAAGATACCTGTAGCACTGGTATTTGCTATGGCTGTACAGCTTGTAGCCTTGGTTTGGTACATTAGTGGGATGGTGCATACTATAGACCATCTAAAAGGAACAATAGCATCACAACAAGAAAAACTATCTGTTTTATCTTTAGACGTAGATGATCTTTGGAAGTTCTGCACGTTTACTGAAAATAAGTGGGCCGAAGCATATACAAGTGACATGGTGTATGAACGTTTGTGCGGCACTAAAGCTGTACCCCAAGAAGAGAATTAATAATGGATAAACAATTATCTAGAAGTCTTTTACCTCTAGTAAACGATAAAGATAAGTATGCCTCGCTGAAGGACTATGCAAACGCCCGTATATGGCAGATGCACACTCTTCTAGAGACTACTAAAGACCACCACCGCATTCTTGAAATACAGGGTTCTATTGCAGAACTTAAACGCATGGCAACTTTGCGTGATGAAGTACTAAAGGGGTCAGAATAATGGATTCATTAATGTCTTCTCCTAGACCAAAAAAAAGACCTAAGCTTGAGATACCTTACTTGGATACGCAGAAGATAGAGCGTGTTGTTTGGGAAGAGGCTAAAGGCGAGGGCGTTGAGGGACGTAATGCTGTACGTGGGGTTATACTTAACAGGCTTGCCTCAAGTAGATGGCCTAACACAGTTGACGGTGTACTAATCCCTAGCGAGTTTGAAGCAGTGCCTGAAGACGGCAATATTTTTAAGATTGAAGCACCAGAACAAGACTTGCAGAACCAGTATGCAGAGTTTGCTGACTACGTACAACTTGGAAAAGATGCTGTTGATGGTCGTACCTTCTTTCAGAATGAAAAAACTACCTCTGCTAGAGGAACCTCTTTTGATGGCCCAGATGAACTAAGGATAGGTAATCATACTTTTTATCGTGGCTATGGAAAACAAGAACCCGTTTTGGATACGCAATTTAGCCATAACGTTACTATCACTTACCCAGACCAAATGGACACAATGGAATACTCATTAGGTGGCCTCGCTACTGCTACCAGAGGCATAACCACAGAGGAAGGACGGATTATGGCTAATAAGAAATTTCAATTAGACGATAAAAAAGCAGACCTTAATGGAGACAACACAGTTGATCCCTATGAGAGGGCGCGAGGGGAGGCTATTCAGAAAAACCTTCAAGACGCTCCTACAGATGAGGTTGCTTCTGGTGACAAGCGTGAAGAAGTAAATATGTACCACGGCGGAACAGCAATGGAATGTGGCTGTGGAGCTATGGAAGAATGTGGCTGTGATGGAAGCATGATGGACGGTATCATGGGCTATGATGATGTAAGCGGAAATCCTATTCCTATAGGTTCTAATCCTGAAAATGTTCGTGATGATATTGAAGCTAATATAAGTACAGACGAATATGTATTACCCGCCCATGTTGTAAAATGGCACGGCCTAAAGCACATTCAAATGATGCAGTCAGAGGCAGAGATGGGTCTCATGTCACTGCAAATGGATGGATTAATTCAATATGCGGATAATGAAGATAAATCCAATAGCGAAGGAGTTGAGGACTCCGAAGTATCGGATGCAAGTAATACCCAACAAAAAGAAGCCGAAGCGGAAGCCCAAGCATCAGAAGAAATTCCATCAGAAGAGATGGATGTAGAAGTCGCTACCTTTGAGGTAGACGATATGTTGGATGAGACTGAGGGTACAGAAAAGATATCCCCTAAGACATCCAAATTACCGGGAATGGTGAAGAAACAAAAGATCGCCTTCCTCTATTGAAATGGATACCTGACTTGTCAGACCCAGTAAGGAAAAAATGGAAAAGAAACAAAAATACACTCGCGCTCCAGAGCCTGAAGATACTCTTACTTATAGTGAAGAGCTTGAATCAACTCAGGAAGCTCCTGAACAAAAGCTAGATGCTGAAGAAGAGAGCTACAAAAAACGCTATCAGGATATACAAAGACATATCCAAACTATTCGTGACCAGAAAGACAAAGAGGTAGCAGACGTAAAGCAACAACTAGACCTTGCTACTAAAAAGCAGATCAAGTTTCCTAAAACGGATGCAGAGGTCGAGGCTTGGTCACAACGCTACCCAGAGGTTGCTAAAATTGTTGATACAATAGCAAGCAAACGGGCTAACGAAGTGTTGGCAGAAGGCGAAAAACGTCTGATACAGGTTGAGAAGTTTGAAAAGAACTTAAACCGACAAAGTGCAGAACAGGAGCTTATGAAGTTTCATCCTGACTTTGCTCAGATTAGGCAAGACCCATCATTCCACGAATGGGTATCTCTTCAGCCTTCTGCAATGCAAGATAGCGTCTATAAGAATAATACAGATGCTAAGTGGGCTTCACGCACTATTGATCTTTATAAAGCCGATAATAAACGGTCTAAGAAAGACACAGGTGCGGCACAGGCTGTAGGACGCACATCATCGTCTGCACCCGCCTCTAAGAACAAAGCAAAGTTCTCTGAGAGCATGGTCGAGGCAATGTCAGATCGTGAGTATGAAGCTAATGAGGAAGCCATAACAGCGGCTATCCAATCAGGAAGTTTTTCATACGATCTTTCTGGCGCGGCAAGATAAATAAATTGAAGGGTACAGTTGACGCTTTTAACACTCTACTGTATCCTTCGGATGCGCCCGATAGGGTGCATATACTAAC